TATTCATATATTCATATATTCAATAACCATATATTGACCTATTTATGTATAATTATCATAAAATATTTAATAAAAAAATTGATTTTTAAAATATAAATATATAATTCTATAATATCAATATATATAATGCATAAGACAGAAACATCTAAAGAACATCTAATTCCACAATTACTTCCTATTGAAAAAAGTAATTATACACAATTAAATGAAATTAAAACAAATATAATAAAAATGTTTAAAAATCGTGGATTTATAAAAGAAGAGAATATGAATACATATATTAAAAAATTTATATTAGATGAAAATGATGATATGGAATATGTAATAGAATTAGACAATGATACAAATTATAATACAACAATAAAAAATAAAAAGGTATTTATTAAAATATTTGATTATAAAATATCTTCAATTAATAAAAATTCTCCAATAGGAGAATATATTTCAAAATATCACGATGAATATAAATTTTTAATAGTGGAAGGTATTAATCAAAAATCAGAAAAAGTCATTTTACATTATAAAACAATTTGTGAAATATTCAAAATAGCAGAATTAAAAATTAATATAGTAGAACACGTTCTTGTTCCAAAACACACTGTTTTAACTCAGGAAGAAAGTAAAGTTGTTTTACAAAATTATAATGCACGAAAAAAAGATATGCCATTAATTTCTTCAACTGACCCAATTGCACGTTATTACAATATGAAACCAGATGATATTTGTAAAATTGAAAGACCATCAATTATGACTTGCGAAGCACCATTTTATCGTATAGTTGTTAAATCTCATGTTCTAAAAGCAAAAACATAATTTTACATTCTACAAATTTCAAAATTATATTTTTATATAAAAGTATTTATATAACAATGACTGATATAAAAATATCGGGAACAATTGGATTAAAAATTTTACATAATACATCATTAAATAAAAAAATTTTTATATTTTATGACGACCATTCTAATACTAAATATTGTAATAAAAATAAATCACAATTATTTATAAGTGAATTATTTAACAATATTTCAAATAATGATATTGCTATGATTTTAGAAGAACCTTTTTTAGAACCAGATAGTAAAATAAAAGTATTATGGGATGATTCAACACATTTATTTTTATTTAGAAAATTTTATGCAAAATTAATAAAAAGATGTTCCAATGAAAAAATATGTAAAATATTTCCAATTGATATAAGATTAACAATTTTTGATGTTTCACCAGATGAAATAATTTTTAATTTAAATGAACCAAGTGATTATTACAATATTTCATTGAAAACATATTTTGAAAATATATTTTATTTATTTGAATTAAATAATTATATACCAAAACCACATTCATTAATAGCATTTATAAAAAAAGTATTAGATGTTTATAAAAAATCAAAATTTTATAAAATTCTTAAAAAAAGAATTATTGAGTTTAATAATAAATATGATATATTAAACTCAACTAAAACTATTTATGAAATGTTAAGAGATAATCATAATAAAACTAATTTTATTTATGAAGAAGGATTTCCATTTATCAATAATCATAATCATAATTTTATAGACCAATTAGATAAAATTTCATCTGGTATAATGGAACTATATACATTAATTTTAATTTTTTTATTACCAAATAAAAATGTAGTATTATATGCAGGATATTATCATTCTAATAATATTTCATATATTCTTAAAACTTATTATAATTTTAAAGAATTATATGTTGTTGGAACAACTGACAATATTGATAATTATATGCAAATAGAAAATTGTATTACGGTTAATACAGAATTTTTAAATTTTATCTAAATAAATTTTATTTTTATAATTATATAGCAATAAAAATAATGAGTGATAAAATAAATAATAAAATAAATAATAAAATAAATAATAAAAATGGAGAAAAAATAAGTTTGAATGGACCAATAAATTATTTTAAATTATCAAATGAAAATAATGAAATCAATATTTTTATGGATTATCACGCACCAATACAATATCAAAAAAAATGTGAAGATTATGACAGTAAAGATATTGATAAATATTTTAATAAAATATTAACAGATGAAAAATATTCTTCGACAACATTAGATTTTTTTTTAGAAATTAATCCAACAAGTATAAATTACAAACAAAAATATCATTCAAATGGAAATTATTTAACAAGTGTTAGAAAAATGTTTTCAAATTTATATACTCAAAAATATACTGATGTTATTGATATTGATGAAATGCCTAAAAAAAATATAAGATTACATTTTATGGATATTCGGGATTATTCATCATTTAATGAATTAAAAAACTTTTTTGATTTAATTAAAACAGAACTTGAAACCAGTAAATTAGAAAGATTAAATGTAGTATTGAATAATTTAGAAAATATTAAACATATTTTAGTATTCATCAATACTATGATAAAATCTATAACAACAGATGAAAAAAATCCTTTACATGACAAATTATTAAATACTAAAATTGACTTTATCAATGCTAAAGAAATAAATACAAATGAACCATTGAAAGAAATTTTAGTTGCAGATATTGGTTTATATCAAATTTTGGAAAAAATTTTACGAAATTATAAAAATAATAAAAATAAAGATAATATTATACATTTTTTTACAAAACATTATATTAAAACATCTCAATATATCATCAACAAAATTGATAAACTAATTCCATATATTAAAAATATTTTAGATACTATTGAAAATCATATGATACAAGAAAAAATAACTTTTCACGAAATTAATCCAACAAAAAATGACGGTTCAAGAGATGTCATACCTTATTATTTTTTTTCATTGGATAAATATAAGAAAATATTGCGTTATTTAATGGATGAAGTTGAAGAATTAAATTTTTTAACTGTAAAAATTGGTGTTGTTATGACAGATTGTTATTTTTTAAGAAGACTTGTTGATAATCAAAATATTAAAAAATCAATTGTATATACTGGTGCTTATCATAGTGTCATATATTTATGGTTTTTAATTAAATATTGTAATTATAATATAGATGATTATACATATTTAAGAGATGATATTACAATAACTAAATTAATCAATGTCATAAAAAATAAAGATTATCTTGATATTATGGAATATGTAATCCCTAATAAAACTATTCAATGTGTTAGAATAAAGGAACTATAATAAAGGAACTGTAATAAAGGAACTATAAAAATTTTAAATATAGTCAATAAATAAAAATATCAATTTATAATATAACTAATGACTACAAATAATTCTAACTGGTCTAAAGCCGTTAATTTTGATTATCCAAAAAATGACTTGATGATATTAAATGCCGTAACGCCTACTCAATGTAAAACTAAATGTGAAACCACTGATAATTGTGTTGGAGTAGTAACCAATACAGATAATGATTGTTATTTAAAATATGATTTTGGAGCTCCTGTTAAATCTCAAAATACTGAAAGTTTTCAATATTTTCGTCCATCTACTAAATGGTCACAACCAATATTTAAAAATTATTCTGGAAATGATATAATTTCATATGGTCCAATATCCGTTAATGATTGTAAAACAAAATGTGAAAACACTCCAAGATGTTCTGCTATTTCCACAAGTGATGGTTCTCAACATAATGGAACGAATTGTTGGTTAAAATATCAATTACAAAATGGAGTTGATACATCTAATGATGTTCCATATTATTTGACTTTTAATTATAACAATACTCCTAAATATGTATGGTCTGAAGGATATACTGGAATAAATTATCAAGATAATCAAATGACTAATTTTAAGGACTTGACAGTAGAACAATGTCAAACTAAATGTGAAAATACTGTAGGATGTGCTGGAATAGTAATGGGAAACGGTAATGGAACCAATTGTTGGTTAAGAGGTTATATGGGCGGAACTCCTGTTAAAGATAATCGTTATACTTCTTATAAATATAATCTGGCAGTAGAACAAGAAACATATAAAGGAAATCCATTGGTTATTTTTGGAAATCAAGGCACATATGATTTAAATCAATCTATTAAATCACATATAACTGACCCAACAGAATTAAATCAACTTGCATCTGTATATGATAATATGTTATCTAAAGTAGGAAGTTATGACCCAACAACAATTACAGGAATACAAAATGGAGTAAATTCTGTTTTACAAGAAATTCCAATAAAAACTGGTTGTTGTATGAGAAATCAAAATGATGATACTGCCAGATTTGTTAAAATTCGTGTTCCCCCTAAAACTGATGCAGATAAAACTTTTGGATTTAGTTATGATTCTGTCATTATACCCGCAAATGTTTGTCCTACCAATTTATATAAAGGTTCCCCTGATTGTGATGGTTTTTATGATATTTACTGCAAAAATATTGAAGCAGTATATGCAGAACAATATGGAACAGATAGTACACAATTTGGAAATTACGCTCCTGAATGTGGTTGTTATGCACCAGACGACCCATCTATGCCATCTTTACCAGCTGGAATTCCACCAGCTTGTTATAAAGACGGCTGTTCTCTCAGTAATCCTAATATATATCCTGACCCCGTTTCCAGAGGACAAGCTTGTGATTTAACTATTTGTAGTTCTATTCTAAATGTCACTGGCAATTCTGCAGCACAAATTAATATTAACTCTAAAATTGTTAATGAATGTGGAGCAAATTCAGTCACTAAATCATCTAATCCTAATCCAACTCCAAATCCAACAACTCCAGCTACAACAACTCCAACAACTCCAAATCCATCAAATCCATCAAATCCTGCTCCAACAACTCCAAATCCAACAAATCCTGCTCCAGCAACTCCAAATCCATCAAATCCAAATCCAGCAACTCCAAATCCATCAAATCCAAATCCATCAAATCCAAATCCAACAACTCCAAATCCATCAAATCCATCTAATCCAAATCCAACACCAGAAGCGGAAACATCAATATCAAATTCACAATATACTGGATATCTTGCAATAATATTATTTGTGATAGTTAGTTTATGTTGCATAACATTTTTATATTATATGTTAAAAAAGAAGAAAAAATAATAAATAAATATTATTTATTGAAACAGGGGAAACAAGAACAACTAACTTTAGAAATATTAATTGTAGTTTTAAGTAATAAAATAGAAGAATCAACCATAGCATATATAGTTTCTTCATCCATATTAGAAATTTTAATAATTTTTTGCATAATTAAAATATGAATAATAAGTTTAATAATAATTACAACAGTATCTAAATCGACAACGCCTTTTATATCAGGTAATCTTAAATTTAACAATTCTGTTATAGCACCTACTAAAATTGGAACTTCATATGGAGTTAATTTTCCATCTTCAAAAACATCTTTTATAGAAGTAATCATATTTTGTAATGGCGGAACACCTCCAAATTTAATATTATTTTCAGTTAAAAAACCTATTACTTTATTCAATTGTTGATATGCTTTATCATCAAGTGTATAATTTAATTTTCGTAATAATAAATTCATTTGTGTATTATCTCTAAAAATATTTAACATTAAAGTTAAATCAGTAGGATGTGGATTAGTAGATGCAACAATGGCATCAAATGCTGATTTATTTTCCATTATAATATATATACATAAATATTATTTTAAATATATTTATATAATTAAAATTTCACATAATTCAAATTTTTAACTAAAACTAAATCCAAAATTTCCCATATATTATTAATTGTTTTCACTCTAAAATTATTATCACATAATTTTGGAAATTTTTCTTTAATCTCTTCTAATTCTTTTGAATTTTCAAAAGGACATAATACTAATTCTGCACCCGCTTTTTTAGCCCCAAATAATTTTTCTTCAAGACCACCAATTTTAGTAATTTGCCCTTTTAAATTTATTTCCCCTGTCATCGCAATTTTGTTATTGACTGGAATATCAGATAATAATGATATTAAACAAGTTGTTATTGCACCACCAGCAGATGGTCCATCTTTTGGCGTAGAAGCATCGGGACAATGTATATGAATTCCAAAATCATATGAAGTATTCCATTTTTTATTTAAAGCATCTTTCATTTTATCAGGTAATATTTTCCAAGCAATAGTTTTTGCGACTAACATAGATTCTTGCATTACTTTTCCTTGCATTCCTGTTAATTCTAATTCTAATATTTTATCACTTGGAATCCAACAACATTCAATTGGAATTATTCCACCAACACCATAATCATTCGCCCATAATCCATGCACTTGTCCTATTCGCGGTTCTTTATTTATCAATAAAGTTTCCATTTTATATTTTTTCTTTAAAAAATCATCTTCTAACATTTCTTTAGTTATAATTATTTTTTTATCAATTTTTTTATTAAGTATTTTATCATCTTCTAATACTCTTAAATTTATCTCTAATAATATATCATTCAAAATTTCTTTTAATTTACGAACACCACCTTCAAATGTATATGTATCTATGATATATTCAAGAATTTGATTTGAAAATTCTACATTAATTTCTAAACCTATATTTTTGATTAATCGTGGTAAAAGATAATCTCTGGCAATATTTATTTTTTCTAATATTTTATATCCTTTCACTCTTATTATTTTCATTCTATCTCGTAAAATTCTTGATATTTTTTGTTCATCATTAAATGAAAATACTATTATAGCCTTGGATAAATCAAAATCTATCCCACCAAAATATTTATCATTGAAATGAGAATTTTGTGTAGTATCTGTTATATGCATCAATATATTTATAATTTCTTCACCTTTTTCTGTTCCTGATACTTTATCTAATTCATCAAAATATATAATCGGATTCATACATCCTGTTTGTTGTAATACTTCAACTATTTTTCCCTGTTTTGAACCTTCATAAGTATAATCGTGTCCTTCTAAAAAACAAGCATCCGTTGCACCACCTAAACAAATAAAAGCAGATGGCTTACCTAAGGCTTTTGACATACCATCTTTTATTAAAGCCGTCTTACCAACACCAGGGGGTCCCTGTAATGCAAATATATTACCACCCTCATTTGGATTTGCTATTGTATGTGCTATGATTTGAATAAGTTGTTGTTTTGTAGTTTCGTGACCATAAATATCTTTATCTAAATTTGCTCTAATACCTCGTAAATATTCTTTTATTTTAACAGAACCATCATTTTTATTGATTGGAGATGTAATATATTTTCCAAATGGAACTTGCATTATTTTTAATATCCAGTTTTTTAATTTATTATTCTCTGAACTTTTTAAATTTTCAAATATATTCATTCTTGATAATATTATTGATTTATTATTTAATGTTGTGTTTGCTTCTAATATTTTTGCTATATATGGTTTATTGTCAAAACAATCCATTTTTTTGATTTCTCTCAATTTTTCAATATATTCTTTTTTTTGTGTAAATGTTAAATCTTTAAAATATTCCATACTGGATTTATTTATTGTTTCAGATTTATAAAGTGTATCAAATTCAGTTATTAAATTTTGTTCTTCTACACTCCATTTTTTAGTATTATTTAAATTTATAATCAATGGCATACGAGAATTGACAAATGTTAAAAATGTTTCAGTTTGTGGAGGATTTATAATAACTTTTTTTCTATTTGATAATTCAGTAGAAACCCAACGATTAATATTTAATTTTTCTTTTAATTTATTATATTCATTTAATACTAATCTATACACTTCATTATATCCATTTATATATTTTTCATATAATATATCATCTAAATATGCTCCTTCTATATTTTTTAATTTTTTGATTTTCATAATTTCATTTTTAAATTTTGAAATTATAATATTCACTTTTAATTTTGGATACTCCAATCTTAATTCTTTTAAATTATTTAGTGCTATTTCTATATGGTCTAAGGTTGAAGAATTATTTATTATGTCTTTTTGTAAATCAATTACCTCATTTTGTAAATTTTCGTCATCACTTGTTTCGTCATCACTTGTATGATTACTATATGATTCATCATTACTTGATTCATTACTATATGAAATATCATTACTATATGAAATATCATTACTTATATCATCACTACTATGTGATACATTACTATCAGTTGAATTATCACAATTGTCATAATTACAATCATCATAATTACAATCTTTATAAGTAGTTTTTTTATGATATTTTGTATTTTTAATATTTTGAGTATGATTTAAATCTTGATAATTTCTTTTAACTCCAAGCATATAATTAAATAAAATAAATATAATTTTAACATATTTTATTTTTAGAAAAACAACAAATAAAAGAAATAAAAGAAATAAAAGAAATATATATTAAATTTTTATTTCACTCATTAATTTAGTAAATTCTTCTTCACCAAATTCTTTAATTAATGTTTTTTCCAATTCATCAACATTTATTTTATCATAATTAATATTTTCTAAATTTTCAGATAAAACACCAGTGTCAATTAAACTTATTAATATATCATCAATTTTTTTTTTACTATCTTCCATTTTTTCTTGTTCTTTTTTATAAAATTCTATTCTGTCAGTTCTTAAATCTGCATCAACATCCACATCAACTTTTCCCCTATATTTATATTTATGTTGATATTCAAATTTTTTTTTATTTTCAGTTTCTTTATCTTTTGAATAAACATCACCTATTTCTTTATCTTGAGTTTGTATTTTTTTACTAAATTTTTGAATATCTTCTTCAAAATGTCGTTTATCTTCATTAGATACTTTATGAACTACTAAATCTTCCACTTTTTTGAAATCTTTTTTATAATCACTATCTTTTAAAAGAACATTATTTAATACTCCCTTATATGGCATATTTGTTCTTTTTTTAATACTATCTTCTAATTCTTTTTTTCCATCAATTCTTCGTGATTTAACAAGTCCATCAATATCCTTTTTCTTTTCTTCTAATTTTTCTGGTTTTATTATCATATCTTTCAAACTACTTGTATCATAAGTTTGGTCTATTTTATTTAATTTTTGCATTTTCTTTAAATTATATGCCTCTCTTGAATTTGACATTCTATATAATAAAATATTAAATTTAATATTTGAAAATAAACTTATATAATTAAACTTTATAATTAGAATATATTTATTATATAATATATATAGCTTATGAATGATGATTTATATAATATATTACAAATACCACCAAATTCTTCAATTGAAATTATAAAAAAAGCTTATAAAAAATTATCATTAAAATATCATCCTGATAAACAAATAAATTCAACATTATCAACAGATGAAAAAAATATTCAATTCATAAAAATAAAAGATGCTTATGAAATTTTAAAAAATCCAATAAAAAAGGCGGAATATGACAAGAAAATAAATAAAACATTCCATTTCAGTGAAATTTTAAATGATATATCACAATTAATAAATGATGACTATAAAATTATTTTTTCATTATTTAAATTAAAATTTACACATTTGCAACATATAAATAATATTCAATTAATAGATATTTTAGATAATATTACAAATTTTAATTTATTAGATATAGAAATTACTGTTGATTTTACATTATCACAATTATATAATGTAGAAACACAAATTATAACACATAATCGTTTAACAAAAAATATTTTCAAAGAAACTATTTATCCAATTGATAATATACAAATATATGAAAATGAAGGAGAAATTTTTAATAATAATTCTGGTAATTTAACTATTAAAGTTAATATTACTGATAATACAAATTATCAAATTTTAAATAATGATTTATATATTGTTATACAAAAATCATCTATTGAAAATAATATATTTAAATTTACACATTTAGATACTACTTATTATGAAATAAATATTTTTGAATTAGATAAAATTACAACTGATTTTGGTGAATTATATTTTATAAAAAAATTAGGATTACCATATTATAATACCGATGATAATATAATTGATGTTAAAAAATATGATATATTGAGAGGTAATTTATATATTTTGTTAAATTCTTAAGATAATATTTTATATTAAGAATTTATATATAAAAATTATAAATAAAAATTATAAATATACTAAGCAACCGCTTTCTTATTTCGTTTTGAATGTTGTGGGGGTTCTACTACAACTTTTTCTACTACTTGAACTACTACTGGAACTGGTTCAGCAACTGGTTCAGCAACTGGTTCATGTTCATCATCTTCAATAACAATAGGCTTACCTTTATAAAGGGATGCTACAAATCGTTGAAGATTATAAAAGTTCAAACCTTTCTTTTTATCTACTTTTCCATCTTCTGCTTTTTTATAAGTATTAATACTAAATACTTGTGCTGGAGTTAAACCAAATGCTTTGGAAACTCTATCATCTACACGTAGAATTCGTAGGTCATCAATATCTCGTAAATTGTGTTCATCAAAATATTTATATAATCTATTGGTCACCTCTGGACGAGCAAGTTGTTCGTCTTTTCCAAGTCCAAGTAAAGTTTGTAATCCTGCTGGAACTTCACCTGCTTTTCCAAATCCAGTAGGAGAACGGTCTGGATTAGTTCGTCGTCGTCCCTTATTTGCTTTTCTATAATCACGATTAGTTAATGTATAAAATTTATGTAAATCTGCTTTTAAAAGCTTTAATTCAGATTGTGTTTGTTCTAATCTGGTCATTAATCGCTCAAAATCACCTCGTCTTGGTTCTGTTTGATTTCCTTGTGCCATTTCATCATTTACTGGTTCTTCAGGGACAACTTCACGAACTTCTTCAACTACTTTAGGAACTTCTTGAACTTTTCTGGAGTATTTTGCCATTGTAGGTATATATGGTAGTATAATTGATATAGTCTTTAAGTCATTTTAATAATTTTCCTTTTTTTTTTCAATTTTTTTGAACTAATTACAATTATATAATATAATAAGAAATATTGAAAATTATACAAAAATTTGAATATTAAACAATATGTATATATAATACTATATACTATATACTATGAATAATACAACTATTAATAATACAAATACCAATAATACAAATATCAGTAATTCAATAATGATTAATAGATTATTAACTTTATTTGAAACATATAATGTATTATATACTAATCATAAAACATATATTGATGAAATGGCAATAACATTAAATTCAAATAACATATTAACAAAAACTAATAATATTTGTAAAGAAGATACAATGAATATAAAAGAAGATACAATGAATATAAAAGAAGATACAATGAATATAAAAGAAGTTATAATGAATATAGAAGATAAAAATAACAATTTTATCAGTAATAAAAATACAAAAACAATGACAATTTTAAATAATTATGATTTTATAATGAATGAAATAAATGAAATTATAAATACAAATGATTATAAAAGTGCATATAAATATTTTAAAATTTTAAAATTAAATATATTTAATAATTTAATAGCAGAGATATTAGAACATTCTCCAAAAACAGATGTATCAATAACAAAATTTAATAATATTAAAACTACATTATATCCATATCAAATAAATAATATTAATTGGATGATAGATATAGAAAATAGAAATTATACAGATGAATATAGTGATATTAAAAATAAAATAATTTTTAAAGGCGGTGGATTATTTGATGAAGTTGGAATGGGAAAAACAGTTCAAATTATTGCTTTATCAAATCATAATAAATCAAAATACATTAGTAAAATTAAAAATAAAAAAATATATTCAAAGGCAACATTAATTATAGTTCCAAATCATTTATGCGGACAATGGGAACGAGAGTTTGAGAAACATTTAGAAAAACCAATTATAATAAGAAAATTATTAACAAAACGACATTATAATAAATTTACATGTTATGATTTTATTAATGCAGATATTATTATAGTAAATGCAAATTTTATTTTTAATTGTAAATTAAATCATCGGGAACAAATTAATCCATTATTGAATTTTAAAAATATTTTTAATACAGCTGTGAATATGTTTAATTTATATTGGCATAGAGTAGTAATTGATGAATATCACGAAATAGAAAATTCTGCATTATTTGAAAAACTAAAATTTTTAGAATCTGATTATAGATGGATTATTTCAGGAACTCCATTTAAAGAACATTGTATTAACAACCTAACAAATTTAAATGAAACTTCATTATCATCAATTATGGATTATTTGACATTGAATACAAATATAATAAATAATATTAATTTTGAAGATGTAAATAATTATAATTATGTAAAATATCATTTTAGTAGAAATACACATAATAAAAATATGACAATATTGAAATTACCAGAAATAAAAGAAGAACCAATATGGTTAAATTTTACAGAAATTGAACGAATGTTTTATAATGCATATTTAGCAGACCCTCGTAATAGTCCATATGACATATTTTTAAGACAAATATGTTGTCATCCAATGTTGTCAGAACGAATTAGAAATAATATGAACACTTCAAGATTGGCAAGTTTAACAGATATGCAAGAACATATAAAAAAAATATATTTTGAAGATTTTGATAAAGCAAACGAACAATATAATGATTGTCTAAATAAAATAAAAAAATGTAAAATAGAATTAAAAAGATTAGAAAATGAAAATAAAAAAACATTATTAATTTACAATGATACTTGTAATGATTTACGAAGATTTACAACACAATTACCAGAATTACAACAAATAAAAGAAGGAAAAGAAAAAACTTTGACATATTATAAAACATTTTTAGAATTAATTTCTGATATGAAAAATATTACTCAACAAGATTGTCCTATTTGTCTTAATTCGATTGATGAAAATGATTTAGGAATTACCATTTGCGGACATATTTATTGTTATAGTTGTATTAGTATTATTATAAGAGAAAAACTAACGGGTTCAAATAAATGCCCGAATTGTGATAAAACAATTAAAATGGCAGATATATTTTTAATTAGTAAAAATAAATCGACAGATGTTGATAAATTAGGAACCAAAATAGCATATATTATAAATTATATTAAAACAACTCCAAATAAATATAGAATAATATTTTCACAATGGGATTATTTATTGAAAGAAGTTGGTAAAATATTAGAAGAAAATAATATAAAAACATTATATTGTCAAGGGAATGTTTATCAAAAAGATAAAATATTACGATTATTTAATGATAAAAATATAATAAATAATGAATATAAGATAATTATGTTATCATCAGATAGTGTAGTATCAGGTTCAAATTTAAATAATGCAGAAGAAGTTATATTTTTAGACCCAGTTTATGGAGATAAACAATATAGATTAAATACAGAAAATCAAGCAATTGGTCGTGTTAGAAGATTAGGAAATAATTTTAAAGAAATCAAAGTTATTCGTTTATTAATCAAAGATTCCATTGAAGAAGAAATTTTTAAGAATAATACTGATTAAATATAATTGAGTTCAAATTATTTTTTTTAAATAGATATAAATATTAGAAAGTATATATATAATAATGTCTAAAAAAAAATTAAAACTTAAAAATGATAGTTTAGTTGATACAACTATTGAAGAAAATACAAAAACAAATATTTTTACAGAAAATCCATTAATACAAAAAGATGAATTTACACAAAATAAATCATCTCTTGATAATAGTGAAGATATAATTGAAATATCACAATTACGAGGAAAAGAAATATGGCATTATAGTATGTTAGATAAATTTTTTTCAGGTTGTGAATTGGGAATAGTTCAAAAAATGGTAGATATTATAAATGGTGAACATTTAATATCATTAAGATTTTTAGATTGGTTTGTGACAAGATATAGTTATTTATATAAAACTACTATAAATATTACAAATCAGTTTTACACTCAAAATAATTTTAATGTTAATATAAGTTATAAAGCTCAATTAAAATCTTTTACAAAAAAATATTTTGATCCATTTAAAAGAAAAAAAAAGTTTGTATATTGTCAAGAGAAATATAATATTTCATTTTTAACAACATTAGGACAATTAAATTTTTTTAGATGGGCTATTACAAATGATATTATTAAATATACAGAAACAAATTATAAATTAATTATCTCTAAATATGATTATGTTAATTCATTTTTTAAAAAACATTCTTGCAATAGTTCTTCTAATATGTCATTGTCAAATATGTCATTATCAAATAACAGTATTAAAACAGATGATATGATTAGTGAAATATACAATAATACAAAAAATACTAAAAAAACTTATATTATGCCAAAAGTTTCAAGAAATGTTTGTATAGAATTATAATTTATGTAAAAAATTTTTATGTATCCATTATATATTAAAATAAATAATGAATAACGAACTATTATATCTTATATTAATTTTTTCTATTTTAGTTTTACTTATTACATTCGGGGATTTATTAAATCCAAGTAATTTATTAAGCACAAGAAGCGGATATATAAATCAAGCATCTCTTCTATAAATAATGATTTATTTTTTACGAGTTGTTGATTTCTTGTTTTGTTGTTTCTCTTCTGGGGTTTTTCTAACATATTTACGCTTAATTTTTACTTGAATTTCTGGAACAATATTTACTTCTTGTTTAACAATTTCTTGTCTATCAATTTCTTGTCTATCAAGTTCTTGTTTAACAATTTCTTGATTATCAAGTTCTTGTCTATCAAGTTCTTGTCTATCAAGTTCTTGATTATCAAGTTCTTGATTATCAAATTCTTGTTTATCACTTATTACATTTTGTAATGGTAATTGATTTGAAATATCATTCGTTTCTTCTTGTTTAAGACTTGATGTTGTTGAAAAGTCATTAATTTCTGTAATATTTGGAAGAATGTCTGGAAGGCATTCTGGTTCTTTTTCAGTTTTGATTAAATTAATATCTTGGTCTTCAAGAACAATTTTATTGAATACATTTTCAACATCAGTAGAAAAAGTATAATCATTAATATGTTTTCTTGAATTTAAATTAACAGTATTTGTTCTATATATTTCTCCAATATGACAATAAAGACGTATATGACATAAAAGTTCATTAGGATAAAGATTAATACTTTCTAATTCAATTAAAAATCTAAACATATCACCAATTTTAATTTGTTGTAGATTAATTGTATTTTTTTTATATTTAAGAACAGTTTTGGAATCTAAACAAAGTCTAAAAGTATTTTTAGTTTTTTCATCATCAGAAACAAGGGGAACATATGTTAATTCATTTTCTAAATTTAATTCAACATTTTCCATTTTAGTATTATCTTCATCTAAAAGACCCCCTAATAAATCAATCACTTTATTATCAATTTGTCTAAAAATATTTTCAGTTTCATTATCTAATTCAATAATAATTTTATTTTTAATATTATCAATACCAACAACTTTTAAAAATTTACTTTCTATCAATAATTTTTTTTCATTTGTGGCTAATCTTGATAATATTAATCTTTTTCGTGTTCGGTCTCTAACATCAAAAATATCAGTAATATTTAAATTTTCTATAGTCTCATTGAAATTATTATCAGTGCCAATAACAAAAATACTTGTTTCCCTATTTTCACAATCCATATAATAAATATTTATATTATAATTATTTATTATAAACTCTAAGTCATTTTGTTAAAAAAATATTTTAAATTTTTACTTATATAAAAATTTTTTAATCAAAAATAAATTTATATAAAAATTTATTCAAATATTAAGACTATTTACTTAGTCTTACGAGCAACAGTTTTTGGTTTAGTTTTCTCTTCTACAACTACTTTACCTTTACTATTTTTCGGTTTAACCTCTTCCTCCTCTTCTTCCTCAACTTCTTCAGCTTCAGTCTCAGTTTCAGATTCTTCTTCTTCAACTTCAACCTCTTCTACAACTGCTTTTTTAACTTGTGGAGTTGGTTTAGTTTCAACAACAGTTTTTTTTTCTTCTACAACAGTAGTAGAAGCTTCATTACGAACATTAGTTTTCTTAAATACATAATTTTCATACATATGTCCTAATCCAACAGATGATGAATGTTGTCGGGTATTGATAATATCAATTCTACCAACTTCAAAAATCAATCCACATTTTCTCTTACCATCATCTCCTTTATTTCGTTGAGCATAAACCTTAAGAGGTTGATAGACTAAACGAATATAACAACCGTGGCGATAATATTTATCTAAATCATCTGGAACATTAACAGCAACTTGAGAATTAGCACCATAATAAAAGTCAAGTTCATCTTCAGTGCAATCTTCAACTTTCTTAGCTCCTTCAACAATTGTTTCTGGACGACGATAAAATACTTTAGTCAAAATTTTATCTTTGACTTGTTTAATATCTTTCATACGGACTTCTTTTAGTTGTTCGGTTCCATCTTCAGCATTTACCAAATTTAGTTGAACTGATAGAGTATTAGCATCAATCTTCTTTTTTCTTGCTTCAACAAATGTTTTTAATACAATTTCTGAATTTACATCATTTAACATAACACCATTCAAATAATAATTCCATCCCATATGTAGTCTAATTTTACAACTTTTGTATCTTGGACGAACAACGGCATCTGGATTAACTGTTGAATCTAATTCATCTGCTTCTTTAGGTTCTTTAACTGAACGAATATGAGTAAATAATTTAGAATATGAACCAAATGTTGTTTCAAAATTTTCGTGTAAAGCATCATCATACATATTAATTTGTTCTTCTAATTCAAGACAAGTAGTTTGTTCTGGATTAAGAGGAATTTTAATATAACTTCGTTGATTAGACTCAAATGAATAAGTTTTTCCACCAGCATTAATCTCTTTTGGAGCAAATCCTGAAAATTGAGTTTGAATAAATCCAGTTTCTTCAAGAGCATATACTTTACGACCATTTTCAATAGCTTTAACTGTAGTATCATAGTTTAATCCACCAGGGTAATCTTTTTTTTGTTTTTCAAAGTTAATTGGTTCAAAATAGAGTTCTTTGGTTGCTGACATTATTGGATATACTTGTTATTTATTGCTTTGTTTTTATGTTAGTTTAATTTACGCGATTTATTTTAAAAATCAATTTTTTTATATATATAGAACAATTTTATATATACTATATATTATAATATATGTCTGAAGCAAGAGAAAACACATTTAGATATATTTTTCTTTTAAATAGAGAAAAAAAAGATGAAGGCACTATAACAATGTCATCTACCGATTATGCAAAATTTTTATCATCTGACCGAACAAGAAAATACAATACTATATGGGAATTAATATATGGAAATATTATTAGTAAAGATGAATCTTTTTTAGAGTTGCTTAACAAGGAAAACACAACATTGAAACGCGGAAAACCATTAATTGTAGATACAATTGAAAAAAATTTAAAGGATTTTGGTGACCTTAATAATTCAACAATTTATTTTAATTATGATACAACACCATTAATTGCACCTACACTACAACATCATTTTAACTGTCCTCACTGTAATAATAAAGTCTATGTATCTACTCGTTCCACTGCAATGTCTGGAGGTAAAAGACGAACTTCTAAAAAATCTTCCAAAAAAACCTCCAAATCTCAAACAGGTAGTAAAAAACGAGTATCTAAAAAAACTTCTAAAAGAAGAGTATCTAAAAAATAATTTTTTAAATTAAATATTTATAATAAATAAACATTATAAATATAAAAACAAATTAAAAATCTGGAATAAAAACATCAGTATCAACTTCGTGAGTAGTTTGTTTAGGAACAATATCTTCATAAGTTTTATTATATAATTGTCCTATATCAAATGTATATTCTGAATTTTCCAATAATTCTTTATCTAAAATTAAATTACAAAGCCCAGTTCCACCTTTAATACATAATCCAGCCATAATACGGGATGATACTGATTTCATATGATCTACTTCATTAAAAACTGCAGCGGTTACCAATTGTTCTACTGTTTTTTCAAAAGATGCACGGGCTAATGGGTCTGTATCTAATTTATTCAATCCGTGTCTATCAATTGAAGTTAAAGTTCCAACATTTGTCATTAAATCACCAAAAATAGATATATGTTGATAATTTACTGCAGAACCATTATTAGCAAAAACAGCAGTTATTTGTTGAATAATTAATGCTCGTGCAGCTTCAATACCTAAAATTTCATAAATTGTAATAATGTCATTACAGAATGTTCTTGTTAAATCAACACCTATTATATCTCTAATAGATGTCATATTAATACCCTTTGTATAAATGACATATTCTTTTAATTTTTCTTCAGCACCTTCTTCATTATCAAAAGATAATATTCTTTCTTCTTTTGCACCAGAACTTTCTAAAATATCATCAATACCATCCATACCTTTTAACTTAAAATCATCGACAAACATATCCATAAAATCAATGAGTGTTGTAGAATTATAATTTGTCATATCAAAACGAATATGCATTATTGGAATATTGTCTCCATCAGTATTTGTTAATACTGCAATTTGAGTAATTTTATCCAATATTTGTCGTTTATCTCGTTTCATACTTTTAATATCTTGATATCGTTTTTCCCATTCAACACAAAATTTACTTTTAATATCTAATAATGATACTTCTTTATTCATTAATTTTTCTTTATCAAATTCTATTCTCATTAACCACGGTAATCCATCCACTTTATTGGAACAACACGATTTGGATTGTTGAAAAGCATAAAATACATTATAAACATTATCTGTTTCCATAAAACTTCCTTTACCACTATAGGGCTTAGGGTCATAATATATTTTAATATTTGTTCTTAAATCTCGTATTGTTGTAAATTTAATGTAAGATGCTATTTTATTTGCATAATCCTTCTTTTCACGATATTCTTTATCCAAAAATATATGCATAAGCGGATTTTTAATATTCTTTGATAATGAGAATACTTCTTGCATTCGGGGAACTCCTAAATTAGCACCAATACCAGATGTATGGAATGTTCGTAATACCATCTGGGTTACAGGTTCTCCTAAACTTTGTGCCCCTAAAATACCTACCATCTCACCAGGTTCAACAACAGACCTATTAAAACTTGTTATTATTTTAAGTGCAATCTCATCTAATTGTTTTTTACTAAAATTATATTGAATAATACATTTTCTTGGCGCTAAAGCATCATATAATGCATATCTAAATGCGGTTTTTGATATTTTATCATCTAAATATTTAGGCGATTTAGTATCTTTCATTTCATCTTCTGTCATACTATATAATCTTGTTTTATCAGGTCTTAAAATATCTTCAATTAAATCAATAATATATTTAGGTTCATTTATAACTTCATTTTTATCAGAGTGTTTATTTTTAATATTATCAATAATTCTTCCTATATTAACAGGTAACATATAATTTGTATTGATTACAATATAATCATTAGTTGCTTTCATTTGTGTATATCTCAAATGGTCACGAATATCTTTAATCTTTGTAAAATATTTTTCATTGTCTGTTTCAGTAAAATTCTTTAATCCCTTTAATTCATCTTTTGTGAATTTAAAAATATTCGCAATTTCTGAATTTTTCATTTCCATTATCTTGAATTTATAATCATACTGTTTCACTGTATCAATACCCGAATCACCATAAATGAATTGATGTATTCGTTCTACAGCATTTCTTACAGTTCCATCATATTTTACCATACAATCTTCTGTCGCTTTTATGAATTTGCGTTGTAGGTAACCACTTGAGGCAGTATCTCTTACACCAAGTCCATTTGCTAAAACAAAATTATATGTGCTTGGAACAGTTAAATCATATAATTTTGGATATGTTGTTGGGTCTAATTTATTAATTGCAATAATTTTATCCAATATTACATCATTAATTTCTTCATAATATTTGTGTTTTTCACTTGGTTTAATTAACAATAATTTATTATTTTTATCAGAGTTTATTAAAATACCTATTTTTTCTTTAAATATTTTTGCCCACTGAGAACGAATAGATATGGTATAGGAATCATAATTTGCTTTAAAATTATTGTTATTTGAAATCTTAATTATACCCTTTTTTGCAAAAATACCTAATCTTGTCAATAAAATATTAAGTCCATCAATTAGTTTTTCTGAACTTGAAGAAGCATCTATATGATTATCACCAACAGTACCATCACCTGAAAAATATCCATCCAACAATCCAATTATAAATTCTTCGGGTGCATTAAAAGCAAAATCTGGTATTTGTTTGTTTGCAGAACCTTTTCCAGCAATTTTTTCAATAAATTGAGCAAAAATATTGGAAAATCCTCTTACATCATTACTAGTTCCTATATCAGTAGTTTTACTTTGTCTTGCATGATGTATTTGAAATTTATCAAAATATTTTTCTGCAAAACTTAATACAGCTTCATTATTTTTTGTAATTTGAATGTAACCACTACCATTATAATACATATTACCATCGGCTATGTATAATCCAATGAATGTTCCATTTTCACGAGTTAATTTAAATTTATCAGGTATTAATGTATTACGATTAGTGGAATAACTATATACATATCCTTCTTTAATATTACTAATATCACTTCTACCACTTAAAACTCTTTTAAATTTTGATTTTTTATCATATGGAAGCGTAAATGTAGTTCCATTATTTTGTTGCCACCATCCTGAAGGTACTCTATATTTACCTTTCATTATGTTTTCCATTTCAATTTTACCTTTTATAAAGTCAGTTCCATAAATATATTCATTTTTTGAAAAATATACAGTCATATCTATTTCATTGATTATAGTAGAAGGAACCGATAAATTCATGGTTACTGGAACTTTATCGCCGATTTTTATATTCGGTGTTAGTTGTGGAATAAATTTATTATCTTCCCAAATTAATAATGATTTTGATTCAGGAACTTTAACTTTTCTTCCAGATTGTGTAATAATTTCATAAATACAATTTCCAGAATCATGTCTTGTTAAAGCAGTAATTTCACCCCAAGACATTTTTCCATCTTCATCTACAGTTGGAATATACATATTTTTAACATTTAATAATTCAAAATTCATCGTTTTCTTAGTTTCAATTAATTCAGGAGTATTACTATATCCATTTGTAAGATGTTTATCAATCCATTCTCCAATTTTTACTATTTTAGTTTGTGAATTTTCCATAATCATAATTGTGGTATCGTATGTGACAGATTTCAGAGCTGAATCAATACAACCTTCCCTACCAGTAGTTTGATGGAAGAAAAATTCACTGATATTAATACCATTCATAAAACTTCCTTCAATAAATCCTCTGGCTTCTCCACTATCATCATTTTGAAAGAAATATGGAAGAGACCTATTATTATAATTTTTAGGCATTCTAAATCCATCAAAATCTTGATTTCCTAAACAACCACCCATTTGAGCGATATTTTCCATATTACCCTTTGAACCACAATCTAACATAATTTTAATATTATTATTTGGTTTGAAATTACTGAAAATTAATTTACCAATATCATCACGAATAATAGTTAATTTTTGTTTAATTGTTAATTCAAATAATTTTTCATCCATCATATCAGGATTATTTTCTACTTCACTAATATCGTGCATCACTTCCATTTTTTTGGTTTGCACTACTTGATAAATCTTACTCATTAAATCTTTATTGATATCTAAATCACCAATTCCAATTGATAAACCGTGATATAAATTAAAATTATTTGCTAATCTTGCAATGTTATTAAGAAATTTTACTGTTTCATCTACTCCATATTCATCCCATACTAACTGTATTAAATTGTTTTTCTTTTTAATACCTATTGTCTGATCTACTATTGGACCCTTCTCTATAATACCATTTTTAATAATCGCTTTACCTGTAGAATTTATGTTATCTGGTATTATATATGAATATACTTCTTTCCCTGAAATATTATTCTCTTTTTTAATCACTGAATATTTATCAAGTTTGGTCGCTGATAAAATATTCATCGCTGTCCTCCAATCTAACATAAAATTTTCTATTGTCATATTATATGAACCTGCTAATGCATCCTCTTTTATACTAATACTTGGTGCAGAAGATTTTGGTGTTATGATTTGATATTTTACATCTACTATTCTCTCTAATTCAATCTGGGCTTGAATACACTGCCCAAAAAAAAGATTCATCTCCAAAACCAAATTATATGGTTTTACATTCTTTCTTTCAAAAGACAATTGGACTTTATCTTAAGCCGTATCAGGTTGATTAGACCATCATTTACGACCGACAACCGTCAAGTCTCTGAACCCCAACCATATCCTATCATAATTTTATTTGTATTTTTAACGGACTTAGGTCAGCGGATGCGGGTGATCCATTTATCAACAATGAAAATACACTGTTAATTATTACTACAATTTTTACTTTTTATCATATGCTAAATTTAATATTTCTAATAATCTTATATATTTTTTATCAATAGTGTCATTATTATGGAGCATATATTCTAAATTTTTTTCATTTGTTTTTATTCGTATCGCATAATTTTTAATTTTATCAGTATCTTTATGATGTACTGGAAATATATATTGGTCAAGAGGTTTTTGTAAATTAAGTTTTGATAAAACATTAATGCGTTTATGTTTATGTGTTTCCGATAATTTAACGCTCAAGTTTTTTCTTTTTGCCTCAACATATTCTATATTTTGTTTTGCATTTTGTTGATACAATTTCATTTTTTCTTTGGTTGTTGCTTTATGAATATAACCAAAATCTCTACCTCTTTTTTCTCTAACAGGGTTTAATTCCAAATCTTTGTCAATTTTCAAATCTGTAAAATCTTTACCTCCTTTTGTCAAATTGTAACCATTTGGATATAATGAGTTAAAATGTTTAATATAATATTTTTCCATTTCATCGGCTTTTTCAAGATCACATGTTTCAATCAATTCAACATAAAAATTTTCGGCACCATTTTTGCGTATTGAATTATTTAAATACCAGCACTGTTTTTTCTTAGTATTTACCATTGCTTCTGATATGTGATCATTGAATCTACCAGTGTATCCAAAAAATCTATATTTTTTTCTATTTAATCTATGTGTATTTGCTTGACCAATATATACTTTATCATTAATTTTATTCTTAATGATATATATGTGCGATTTAATCTTATTTTTAGAATCTAAATCTAAAATTAATTCCATAATTATACTTTTATATATAAGATATTCTAATATATTTTAAAATATTCAATTTTTTGCATATGATAATACAAACGCCATTACGCGTTCCCCTATTCTTTTTTCAAAAAATAGTTAGTATGTAGTACTTTAGGACTTTCCCGACCAATTTGGTCATCTTGCTTACTTTTAAGTAAACTAGCAAGTTATATTTAAACCATTCTTACAGTGTTTTCCCCGTCAAGTGTGAATGGTAACTTGACAGGCACCTTGCTGTTGGAGACAAGAGAATATCTCCGTCGAAATCTGCATTATATGGATCTACCACATTTGGATTTAATCTAAAAGTGCAATATTCTGGATTATCAATAATTTTTGCCCTATGTGCCATCATTGATTGTTTATGTAATGTTGGTTGTCTATTGAATAAAACTATATCACCATTTTGCATATGTCTTTCTACAATATCACCGTATCTTAATTCAATTTTCTCTTTCCTAAATCTTAAATCAATCAATTGTTTTGTAGTTGCGGTTATTACATAATTTGCACCTGGGTGTTTTTCTCTTCCATTTCTTACCAACTTTTCTAAATATTCTTTATTATGTGGCGTTACTATTTCTGGAAATGTTAAATTTTTAGCAATACCTATTGGTACACCTAATTCATTTACACTTAACATTGGGTCTGGAGTAATTACACTTCTGGCTGAAAAATCTGTTCGTTTTGCCATTAAATTACTTCTTATTCGCCCTTCTTTACCACTTAGACGAGATACAAGACATTTTGTTGGTTGACCTTTTTGTATTGATTGTGGTAAATCCAATGATTCATTATCATACAATGTCGCAATGTGAAATTGTAAATAACTTATGTGTTCTTGAAAATACTTTTTCGCATTATCACTTGTATTCTCTTTGTGTTTTAATAATCTTAAATTCGCTTTTAATACTTCTGCATATTTACCTGTTAATTGGTCTTCACGCGTTCCAGATGCTGAAAAATCACCACGAACTGATGGTCTTACTGGAACAGGAGCAATTGGATATACCGTATGTATTAAATCTTCTGGACGAGTTTTACTTGGGTCTAATCCTAAAATCCAACAATCATCATCACTGATATTTTTAAGAATATTATACGCCTTTTCAGGTGTTATGTCTTCTCGTAATGGTTTTTTATCAGGATTATCATCTGTAGCAGTATTGGTTTGATATTCTGCTATAATATTTACTACTGCTGTTGATTTCCTAATATCTTTTTTAATTTTAGGAATTGGAGCCCCACATCCATAAAATTGTTTTTGACAATGTGAAACATTTTTAACAATATTATTTATTTCACTTAATCTTTTCTTACCCTTTTTATTTTTAACAAGTTCCGTTAATTCATCTTCATTCTTATACACTTTTATTTTAGAACATCTTATACATACACACTTCAACAATGCTAATACATAGTCATAAAATCCCATATGATATACTTTTTCAGCTAAATCTATGTGACCAAAATGACCCGGGCAATAATTCGTTCCAAAACCACATTTAGCACATTCTAAATCATTATTAGTTATTCCCATTCGTGTATCTATTAAACCACCCTTTTTAGGTTCAGTATTGTCATATAAATCGGCTACTACTAATCCAGCTGTATCTGCCCCTAATGCTGACATTTTCTTTATTTCTTTATTCCCTAATACTGTAAATTCTATTGTATCAATTTTACTGGTCTTTTCATTGTATCTATGTAAATCTTGCATATGTCTATATATATATTGTTATTACTTTAATATATTTTAAAATAAAATCAATTTTTTTAAAAAAATATTTTATATAAAAAAATTATATTATATAAAAATTATACTATATAAAAAAAAATTTTATATAGTATAATTTAACCCAATTAAATTGAGGGTTATATGTATATAAATTGATATATGATAGATGAGGATTATAAGAACAGATATAATATTAAAAATATAAAACAACATTTTAAATATGAAAATATTGTAAAAGAACTAAATACAATATTTTGTAATATTGATACTGAAATTATTAAAGAAGTATTACAAAATTTAAATATTATATAATACAATGAATAGAGATTTAAAATATACAGACACATTTATTTATAATTTTTTATATTTTATTCCTGAAAACCACTGAATTATATATTGTTTCATCTCAAAACTTTAAAAATAATACATCTCTTTCAAGAACTGTTTATAATTATAGAGAAAATCAATTATCATTGTCTTTATACACAGTTTTATAAAAAAATTTCAACATTATATAAAAATTTATTGATGATTAAACTTAATGAACCTATTATTTTTGCATGTGATGGAACATTTAATAACACTAATTCCAAAAATGAAAAAGACATATTAGAAACTTCTTTAAATATGGGTTATTATGACATTACAAATGATTTACTATTAGAAATAAGTTTAGAAGGCTGTAAAAAAAAAATAATGAAGTGTCAAAAAATATATTAATTTTTCAAATATTCCTAAAAATTCTATTTTAATTATAAAAAATGTATATATGAGTTAGTATAATATATTATATATAACATATATTATAAACCATATATCGTCGTTCATAATATATAAATATATTATTTTTCATATATTGTAATAAAATTGAATATTTAAGTAAATCACGTTAATATATTCTATTATAATTAAATGTCAAAAAAGATAAGAATGAGTTCAGAAAGAGTTGTATTAGCATTTGACATTGAACGAAGTGGAGCAACAAGTGATTATGATACTATTGCAATAGGAGCAAGTATAGTTGATAATAATTTATGTGAATTAGATAGATATTATTGCAATTGTTATTTTCCATCAGAAACTAAATTTGAAAAAAGATGTTACGAACAATTTTGGAGTAAAAATTTAGATACTTTAGAAAGTTTAAAATATTCTGGAGAAAAAAGTAAAGCAGAAAGAGAGAAAGAAATGATTGAAGGATTTCAAAATTTTAGAAGTAAATGGGAAAAATGTGCTAAAGAAGACAAAATTGATTATTATTTGGTGTCAGACAATAATGTTTATGATGGAAATTTTATAAATGAGTTAATAAACAAATATATACCATCATCATTACCTATTCCATATAATGCGTCTGATAAAGAATATGAAAGTTTTTTTGAAACTCACTCAATGGCGAAAGGTTTTTTATTAGCAAATGGAATAAAAGGAGATTGGAATGTAATGGATAAAATTAGAGGAATATACGAAATACCTGAAAGTAAGATAAAACATGATCATAATCCAGCAAACGATGCATATACGATTGCTCATGATGCACAAATATTATTTGATTTAGGTTTAGGGAAATATAAAAAAATAGTAAATCAATAATTTTATAAAAAATATATATTTTATATACAAATTTAAAATAAAAAAGTTGTTATAAAAAATACTTTTATTATTTCTTTAATTATAACAACATAATAAGTATTATAGACTATTATATATATTTACAATTATCCTTTTATAATAGGCATATACATTTTCTTATTTGACATATATTGTAAAAAAATTAATATATGAAAGATAAGGGTTATAAATCTCTTATTTTTCATATATTGATAAAAATTTGATTTTAAATTAAAAATGAAATTATTATAGTATATAATATAATGACAGATTTGAATGATATGGAAAAAACAGACGAACATATATTGACAGTTAGGGAAACCCGATTATTACCATGGGCTGAAAAATATCGTCCAGTTAGTATAGATGGTTTAGTATATCACGAAAAAATTACTAAATCAATTATAAATTATTTGTCTGTAGGTAAATTACCACATTTACTTTTCTATGGACCACCAGGTAGTGGAAAAACAACATTAATGTTAGCAATTGCCAAACAATATTATAAAAGTGATTTTGAAAATATGATAATGGTTTTAAATGCATCAGAAGAACGAGGTATTGAAACTGTTAGAGATAAAATAATAAAATTTGCAAAAAATAGTGGATTAAGTGAAGAAATAGGAACACCTCCTTTTAAATTAATTATTTTAGATGAAATAGATGCAATGACAGATGACGCACAAGCTATTTTAAGAAAAGTCATTGAAAAATATGTTAATAATGTAAGATTTTGTTTTATTTGTAATTATTTAAAAAAAATTAATCCAGCTATTCAATCAAGATGTGTAATATTTAGATTTAATCCAATTCCACGAATTGAAATGTATGAATATGTTAAAAAAATATGTAATAATGAAAATATGAAAATAACAAAAAACGCAATTGAATTAATTATTAAAAGAACAAACGGAGATATGCGTAAATTATTAAATATTTTACAATCATTACATATGCATAATTTTATGTTGGGAGAAAGTGTTTTGATTAATGAAAATTCAGTATCAAAAATTCTTTCTTGTCCTACTCAAAAAAATATTATTGATATTCTTGAATTTTTACAATCTAATAATCTTAAAAATTCTTATGAATTTATATTAGCTATTATTCAAAAAAACGGAATATCATTATTGGAACTTATTAACAATATATATGAATATATGATGGATTTTTTAATTAATGATAATCCTATAATTAAATATGATAAAGCAACTGTTATTAATATAATAAAAAATTTAGCAATTATCAATGTTAATCTATCATACTGTAATAATGAAAATATACAATTATATTCATTTGTTGCTATTTTCTATATGTAAAAAAATTGATTTAAGAAATATAAATATATTATATCATATATTTATACTATGAAAGGAAGAAAAGAAAAAAACACTATAACTAAATCTGTTAATCATTTTATGGTTTTAGATGATGATACTACAGATAAACCCGATATTATAGAACCTTCTATCCCCGAAACTACTAAAAAGGATACTACTAAACAACATTTAGTATTCCCTAAAAGTAGTATAGAGGATGAAATGTTTAAACAATATTATGGTAGAAAAGTCTATAAAACTGAGAAAAAACCCTTTAAAAAGACAATTGATAATATGGGTTTTCAAGAGGTTATTACTGTTAATTCAACAAGTAAAAAAAATATAATTGAATGTAAATTTAAAAATCTTGAAACAGATGTTCTTGAATTAACTATTCCAAATATTTTTAGAGTAATGGCTCATCATAATGATGACCAAAATTGGGATTTCAATAGTTATCAAAATATTTGCACTTTAACAAAATGGAAAGATATACCAAGATTATTTAATACATTAGATAAAATTGAAGGTTGTAATAAATTTACAGATTTTGATACATTTATAATGAAAAATGATATTTCTCCTTTATGGGAAGATGTTGAAAATCGTAATGGTTGTATATGTTCTATCAAAGTGGATTCTTTTAAAGATGCATATAATATGTTAAAAGTATTATTGATTTATACTGCTAATAATACTTTAACCGAATTTACACCCGAATCTTGGGAAAATGTAAATGGATTATCTTTTAGTCCTAAAAAAATTGATGGTTCTGGATTAGACTCTTCATTTTGTGTTATTATTAAAATTTGGTTTAAACAAAATTATGGTAATAATGCTTCAATTGATAAATATTTAAATGCAGATATTCAAAAATTATTAAGTAAATATTCTGTTAAAGTTAAAGCTATTAAACCAGAATATTAAATAAATTATTGATAAATCATTTTTTATAAAAATATATATTTACAGTATGTATTTTTATTTATTAAATTAAGAATCGTCATAATACAATTTAGCAGTATTATTACCAATAACAACAATATTATCTTCATCCTCTGAATAATCATATTCAACATTTTTGATACATTCTTCATTAATTGGAGATATAGCAATTGTTATTGTTCCAAATGTCAATATAGGAAATTTTACTGTTAATGAATATTCTGTTTTAAAATAAAAATTTATATCTTCACATAAACCAGCACATTTTACAAAAGATACTAAATATTTTATTGGGAATGTTCCAACAAATTCTTTTTCAGAACTAAAATTATCTAAATTAATACCATCTTCATCCAAAAAATATTCATCTTCAGATTTTAAACCTGTATGATTTGAATATGATAATATTATTTTTTTATTAGAACATTTAATATTTACATTTTCAAAATCTGCTAATTCTCTAAATATTTTTTTATAAACATTTGGAGTTGTTGATATTATTTTTTCATAATCTACTTTTTTAATCGGTTTCTCTTCATACGGTATTTCAATCAATGGAAATTTTTTAATTTTTTTCCCTTTTATATTAGCTCTGTCTATTTCAATCACTAAATTCAATAAATCATCTTCATTTAATGACATATTCATTTTATCTTCATTTTCAATAAATTTCATTATCTGATTCATTTGTTCTAAATCAATACCTAATTGATATTTTTCATCTCTACAATAAAAATTTGGTAATTTATTATCTTCTATCTGTATCTTTATAAACACACTTCTACTTGGATCTGATACACTCATTTCTATTCCTTTAAATTTATCATCCTTTGGCGAATAAATTACCCATGTAATTTCAGTCACTATCTTTACTAATGTTTCTATTATCGCCTTGAATGACTTTATGTCCTCTATCTTGAATTTAAGAATATTTTTTTTACTACTCATATTATATATAGTATTTTTATTTATTTATTTAATATATCAATTTTTTTATAATATATTTTTCAATATTTTATATATATATAATTATGTATATATGAAACCAATAATCATTATAATTCTATATAATGATATTACATAGAATATTAAATTTAATAAAAATTTAATAAAATATTAAATTTATTCATTATGTATCTTTTTAATATTATTATTAAATCCAGTAATTTCATTTTCATCATCTGAATATGAATATGAAATATTTTTAATATTTTCTTCTTTAATAGGTGATAAAGAAATAGTAATTGTTCCCAAAGTCGCGATTGTATAAACAATTGTTAAGGCAAAATCATTTTTCATAAATATCTCTAATTCAGTGCATAAACTCGCACATTTTGTAAATAATACAATATTTTTAATTTCATATATTCCTTGAACTATATTGTGTGGTTTTTTATTTTCATTTCTAATATTTAATCCGCCTTCCTCTGATTTATATATTGTGCTTCTTTCTGCACAATCGCCCTTACAAGTAAAAATTATATTTTTAGAAGTGCATTTTATTTCAACAAATTCCGCAATATTATTCATTTCTCTAAATAATTTATGAAATTCTCCAGATTGCATTGTAATTCCAATATCAAAATCTACTTTTTGTGATTTTTTAGGTTGATGGTCTAAATCCATCAATTTTAATTTATAAAATGTTTTACTCTTTCTATCCTGATTTTCAATTTCCATTATTAAATTTTGTTTATCATTTTCTTCTACATACATTGATAATGTATCTTCTTTATCAACCGATTTTAATAATTTATATAAATTATGTAAGCTAATCCCTAATTCATATTTTTCATATTTACAATAATATTCTGTGAATTCTTTCGCCTCTAATTTAACTCTTATATAAATTGTTCTACTTGTATCTGCTGTCGCTATTTCCAATCCAACAAATTTATCTGGTTTTGAAGGGTCTGGACCATGAATTACCCAAGTAGTTTCAGTCAATACATTTGATAATACTTCAGTCATAGTTTTAAATGGAATAACATATAAAGTTCTTAAATATAAGATGTTTTTTTTATGATTGGGATTTTGTGGTTGAATCTGATTTTGCATTTATTAATAATTATTAATATGTTTATTATTTATAAATCATTTTTAATTTTAAAATTTATTATATAAATATATAATATAATTAACTAATGTCGTTCGTATTATTAAACCCTCATTTGGAAGGTAAAAAGGTAGTTTCTCAAAAATCTAATGTAAATTTGGCTGCAGATGAAATTTGGAGTGATTTATCCACTAAAATAAAAAACTATATTCCCGAATTTTATTTTTCAATCCAAAATTCTAAAGATAATAAAATCCATCATATCCGTGTCCGTGAAAATCTTGATAATAATAAAGTTAAATATAATCTTAAAGTTTTAACAAATAAAAAATATCATGACAATGATAAAGTATTATTGTCTGAAATTAAAAATAGTAGCAATCTTATGGATGGTGGAAGACGAAGACGGGATAGAGATTCTTCCTCTTCTTCAAGTTCTTCTTCTGAAGAAGAATATTTATATACTTTACCTAAAAGTAGCAATTATTTAAAACCAACTACTTCTGTAATTAATTTAACTTATTATCCAAGTATTTATGGTGTTCGTAATATTTTATTACCAACTTTTACTGGTTCTTTCACTCCTTATATTAAATTGAATTTTCCATTACTTTCTCCATTGTCTCCATTAGTTATTAGATAAAATTATTTCTTTTTATTTCCATTTGTTCGTTTTAATTTATCTAATATTTTAGCATTTTCTTCTCGTTTTTCTTCTATCTTTTCAAAAATATCTTCAATTATTTTTGGGTCTTTTATTTTTTCGGTTAATGCTTCTTTTATAAAATCTTCTTTTAAACTTGCTTTTGCTCTATTTTTATTTACTATTAATTTACCGCCAGTTATTTTTATATCTGTTTCTCCTAATCTTTCTAAATGTTTCATTATCGCATCTTCTGATATTTTTTTAGATGTATTTAACTCTTTTATCTCTTTTTGTAATTCTTTTATTCTATCATCTGTTTTTACATAAGTTTTTACTTGTTTTTCAAAATCTTCTTTAAATTCATATTCTTCTATTGAAATATAACTATCTCCATCATCTCCACTTTCTTCACTTCCAAGATATTGTGAATTATCACTGTCATTTTCTTTTATCTTCTCTTTTATATTCGCTCTTGATGGAGGATTTTTAATAGACATCGTTCTTTTTGATAATGTTTCATCTGTTAATTTAGGCTTTATATTTGAATTATTTTTACCAGATAATTTATTTATAACATCATTATTTTTTTTTCTATATGACATTCTATCATCATTATCTGAATCTGAAATATCATTTATATATTTTGTTCCATAATTTTCTCTTATAAATTGACTTGTATCATCAGATTTTATAATAACTGGAGTTGAACTTTTTAATGTTTTTTGTATTTTTCCAATACTTGTATTATCCATTGTATATATTTATATATTCTATTTTTTATATTTATAAAAAACTTATTTTTAATTATCTCTTAAATTTAAAATTATCCAATCCTTTTTCTCAAATAAATTTTCCTTATTGTTTATTATATAGTTTAAACATACTATCAATGATGGTGATAATATTCTCTTTCCATTGTAATCAAGACAATATAAATAACCATCTGGAAACATTAATAACATTTTTTCTATTTTCTCTTCATCTGTATCATAAAAATAATAATCTAAATATTCATTATCTTCTTTTTCTTCTTTTTCTTCAATATCTTCTTTTTCTTTTAATTTTATAATTTCTTTCATTTTCTTAAATTCAATCATTGTTTCAAAAAATAATTCCATTGGATTTGATGTATCTTTTTCAATATTCTTTATGTTTGTAAAATAATTTTCTTGTTTTTCATATTTTTCATTGTAATGTATTAAAAATAAATTTAATAAATTTAACTTATATTGTGATATTTCTTCTTCTATTATTTCAGGTTTTTCTGGTTCTTCTTGTTCTATACTTTTATAAAATTCTGTTTGTAATTCTTTATCATAATAATCTTGAAATAATTCTTCTTGTATTTCTTCATTTGTCGCTTCTTCATTTTCTAATTCAAATGAAACCTTTTTTTTAATATGTTCTGTATTCGTAATATAACTATCTGTATTATCTAATATTTCATCTAATATTTCATCTAAATTATCATCAATATATTTTGTTATATCCATTTTATATAATACTATATATTATTACATATAATTATATTTTCAATTTTTATCATTTTTTCAAATTTTTTTATATTGTCATTTTACAATTTTTTATTGATGTGGTTTTATAAGTTAAAATATATCTTCATTCATTATATATAATATATGAAAATTCTTTTTTTTGCTTCACATCCTAATCTTTCTATTGGTTATAGTAGAGTTGCAAATATTTTAACTAATTTTTTGGCAGATTTAGGTCACGATGTTTATTATTTAGCAATATCTAATTTTGGAAATAATCATATAGACAGATTTGTAAATCCTTCAATTAAAATATATGATGCTTATTTACTTGAAAAACAAAATGGAACAGATGAACTTTATGGAGTAAATGTAATTTGTGATTTATTTAATACAATACAACCAGATTTATTATTTTTATACAATGATATAATTGTAATTAGTAGAATATTTAATAATTTTATCAATAATAAAATAAATATAAATTGTAAAGTTTGGACTTATCTTGATTTAGTATATGATTTTGAAAAAATTGAATTAGTTAATCATATAGATAAATTTTCAAATAAAATTTTTGTATTTAGTGATTGTTGGAGACAAAATTTAATTGATATGGGTATAAATCAAAATAAAATTATTATTTTGTATCATGGATTAAATATTGACACTTTTACCACACTTGATACAATAAAATGCAAATCACAATTTAATTTCACTGAAGATGATTTTATTGTTTTGAATACAAATAGAAATAATTATAGAAAAGGTATTGATTTAACAATTGATTCTTTTCTATTGTTCCTTAAATTAAAAAATAATAATGCAAATATAAAACTTTTTTTAAATATGAATTATAATACTCATCGTTTAACTGAAGGTTATGATATTTTAAATTTAATTAAAATAAGTTGTATCAAACATAAACTTGATTTTAATCTTATTACATCTAAACATATTTTTGTTAATAATAATACAACTTATTCAGAAAATATGTTAAATACACTTTATAATGCTTGTGATGTTGGTATTAATACTTGTGTTGGTGAAGGTTTTGGACTGTGTAATTTAGAACATAGTGGAGTTGGAAAACCTCAAATTGTCAGTGGTGTTGGTGCTTTAAAAGATATATTTACAAATGATTATTCTATTGTCGTTGAACCAATTGCTGAATTATATTTAGCTAATAATATTGAATTTCACGGTGGCTTTATTAAAATTTGTTCTGTCATTGATTATGTAAATGCTCTGGTTAAATATTATGATGATACAGAATTAAGAAAAAAACACGGAGAAATTGCAAAAAATGTAGTTTTAAATAAATATAATTGGAATAATGTATTGAAAGAATTAGAAAAACAATTTTTAGAATTTCATATATAAAATTTTAATATATTATAAATAAATATTTTATTAGATAATAAAATATCATTATACAACTTAAAATATATTCATATGTATAATATAAATTTTATATAATACATTTTATTTTAATATTTTTTTTTAACAGTTATAATTATATAATGAATAACGATAAATTTGATTTGAAACATTGGGGAAAACGAAAAAATATAGATAATAATAAAAAACCATCTACCAATGACGAAGATTTAATAAAAGAGCAACTGAATTATACTGAAACTAAATATTTATTTAAACCAGTTCAACCTAAAAATCAACTAACATTATCATTTACTACTGATACTACTACCAAAACAACTAAAACAACTAAAACATCTAAAAAGAAAAATTCTAAAAAACATTCTAAGAAACATTCTAAAAAACATTCTAAAAAACATTCTAAGAAACATTCTAAAAAACATAGAATTCGTGATTCATCATCTGACAGTTCTTGTTCTTCATCAAGTAGTTACCATCATTGTTGTCCTTCTGGTTCTGGTTCAACTGGTTATACTGGCTATACTGGTTATACTGGTTATACTGGTTATACTGGTGCTGATGGAACCTCAATTCTTGATTTAACAGAAGGAACGTCTGGTTCTATTTTAATGAATGTTGTTGGAACAACTGGAATTTATTATTCAAATGCTTTGACAATTGGAGAAACTGGACCAGCTGGTTCATCTGGTTATGCATCTCAAGTAATTACAGTTTCTGGTGATTTAATTCCATCAAGTGATTTAACATATTCATTAGGTAGCACTGGCGGAATTGGTGTAACGCCATATAGATGGAAAGATATTTTTGTTGGTGCTGGTTCTTTATATATTGGTGATGCAAAAATATCATCTTCCGCACAAATGGCAATAACTGACGAATTACAAGTAAATGATAAATTAATTGTTCCATATTCTTATACATTTCCAACTGGAGAAACTGGTTCTATTTTTTTGGATATGACTTCAGGACAATTAGTTTATTTTGATGGAACTAATTGGAATTATGCTAATAGTGGTGCTACTGGTTATACTGGAACTACTGGCTATACTGGGGCTACTGGGGCTACTGGATATGGTGCAACTGGTTATACTGGTGATACTGGAACTACTGGCTATACTGGGGCTACTGGGGCTACTGGATATGGTGCAACTGGTTATACTGGTGATACTGGTGCAACTGGCTATACTGGGGCTACTGGTGCTACTGGTTCTACTGGTTCAACTGGTTCTACTGGTTCTACTGGTTCAACTGGTTCTACTGGGGCAACTGGTTATACTGGGGCAACTGGTTATACTGGTGATACAGGGGCTACTGGTTCTACTGGTTCTACTGGTGCAACTGGTTCTACTGGTTCTACTGGTGCAACTGGTTATACAGGAGATACAGGTGCTACTGGATTTACAGGTGCAACTGGTGCAACAGGATACACAGGTGCAACTGGTTATACAGGTGCAACAGGAGATACTGGATTTACAGGTGATACTGGTGCAACTGGTGCAACTGGTTATACAGGAGATACTGGATTTACAGGTGCAACTGGTTATACAGGAGATACTGGATTTACAGGTGATACTGGTGCAACTGGTTATACAGGAGAT